CATTGAAAAACAGACAGACGTTCTCGGCTTCGCTGGTGGCAGCCAACGTCAGGGCAGCCGCTCCGCCGTCCTCAGTGACGCACAGATACGTTGGCGTGCCAGCTGAGCTGGTGTCGGCAATGGTCCAACCGTTCTGGCCCGGCGTTGCGCTGAACACCTGCGCCCGGTCGAACAGATCCACAAACTGCTTTGTTCCACGGGTCATCATCTTAACTGTGCTCCTTCGCTATTGACGAAAAGAGACCTCAAAAGGGCGGGGGAATCACGCGACTCCCCCGCATCAATCACGCACACCGGATTTATCACGCTCCGGCGTGTTTCTGAATGCCGCGATGGTTCAGAGCCTTCGCCCCAACCGACTGCAGCACGTAGTACGTCATGGACAGTTTTTCCTCGCTCAGCACGGATCGAACCTGCGGCGTTTCCTGACCCTGCAGGAATGTGACCTCGACGGTGTCGATTCGTGACGGCTCGGCGAACAGGTACCATGCGGTCGTGCTGTCAGCGTCCAGCAATGGCTCGATGATCGGCACCAGCCCGGTGTTGATGTTTCGCACGCCGCTGTTGGTGCTGCTTGGATCGCTCTCGCTGTTCAGCAACTGCAGGAGCGTTCCACGCAATGCTGCGGGGAATGCGATATACCGCGGCATCAGCGACAGGATATCCGGTCCCTGATTGCCTTCCGGGGTGTTCTCGCCACGCATCACCATCATGTTCTGGGTCAGCGTGTTGATTGCTGTGGTGTAGTTGGTGATGGAACCCGTCTCCAGGTTCTTCTGCTTGCGTGCTCCGGTTGCAGCCGAGAACAACGCCACGCCGTCGGACAGTGCCGCGTTGCTGGTGATCTGCGACCATGCCACGGCGTTGACCGTGCGGGCTGCTGAGTCACCGAGACCCAGCGGAACGCGGGTCAATGCGGACATGTCATCGTTCACAATCAGCTTGTAGCTGAAATCGACACCCAGCGAACGGCATTCGACCGCGTAGAATTCGCGTGCGTCGGCCATGCTGGCACGGTCCGGATCAGCCGCATCGTTCCACACCGGCAGGTTCGGAATGCCGCCCAGTCGCAAGCGGTGAATCGTCTTGAAGTCGGCCACCGATTCGCCCTGACGCATCGGACCCCGCCACGTCGCTGGCACTTCCTGATAGCCGATCATCATGGACTTGTTGATCGCGTCCAGCGTCAGGTTGGCGAAGCTGCCGGTGGTGTGCAGTGGAACGTCGGTTCGCAGCCCGCGAATCCCGGCAACCTGCGGACCGAACATCGCACACTGTGCAATCTGTTCGCGGGTCAGCCCCAGCGTGTTGATGCCCTGCGCCCGAACGTATTCGGTGGCCATGTCCAGCAGTGTAGCGTGACGGAACGGTGCAGCCGCATTCCGCTGTTCGGCGGTGACGTACTTGCCCACCTTCTCGCTGTGTCCGCCCAGTGCCGACTCAGCGGCACGGGCAATCAGTGTCGATTGCAGATCGCTGCGCAGGCGGTCCATGCCGGTGCTGAGAGCTCGCACGTTGCCGTATGGCAGCGATTCGCTGGCCTTGGCCTTCGCCTCCTGCAGGTGCTTGCGAACGGCAGCCACGTCGGCACACTTGCGGGCATTGTCGAATTCGTACGGCAACCCGGCCAGTTCGCAGAGTGAACGCACGTCGGCCTCGAAGGCGTCTCGCTGTGCGTTGGCGTCTGCGATTGCCTTGCGGGTGGCTTCTGCAACCATGGTGGCCAGCTGATCGGCGTTGACCGCAGGCGGGGCAGATCGCTGCGGCTCTGGTGTTGCCTGTGGCTGTGGCTTCTGTTCGCCGAGCTTGCTGGCGTTGTCGATCAGCCACCGCTGCGCCTGTTCGTCGGTGTATTCTGCTGGCATCCCACGTGAGACCAGCAAAGCGCGAAGTTCTGGATTCATCTCAAACCTCTCATCTTGCGAAAACCTGATCGCTGCCGGATCGAGTCCCCGCAGCTTTGCCTGTGCGTCTGCTCCAATGGGAGTCAACGAGACTTCCCGCAGTCGCCATTTCGTCGCCACGTTTACCGGCCCCGTGAATTCGCGGCCCGCAATCGTTTTCGTTGTGCCATCCGGCACGTATGTTTTCTTGAGGACTTCGTATCCCACGGAAACGTCAGTGATGTGGCCATCACGAACGCTGCTCAGTGCATCCTCACCGCTTGCGGACTTGCCAAACACCAGCGTTGCCGTGATGTCGGATTCGTTGACTGTGATTGCCCGTGCGCTGCCCAACTGATCCTTGACGCTGTAGCGGTTGTGGCTGTCAAGAAACGGGATCTGTCGGGACTTCGGGAACTCTGCCCCTTTGCTCAACAGCACCTCCGGGACCATCTCCATCCGTGACCAATCCGGCATCGATACCGGCGTTTCGGTGCTGATAACAGCCTCAACACTGCGGCCATCTTCGCTGAAGGTTTTCGCTCGCACGTCCAGCGAACGGAACCCCGGATCTCGCATTGACCCTGCCAATGCTTCAGACCGTCGTGACATGTTTCACCTCGTGTTTCGCACTGCGTGGTTCTGCTGGTGCTGCTGCGTCGGCGTTCGCCTGCGCAACGGCAATCTGATCGGCGGTATCCACACCCAGAATGTTGTTCACGACCTCCGGTGGGATGCCCTTGGCGTCTGCAATTGCGTACAATTCGGCGGTGTCGTTCAGCACGTCCCGCCAGTTTGTGTTCACTTTTGCGGCCTCCATCTGCAGGCTGCTCAGTCCTGCGTGGATTCGTGCCGCTGCGGCTTCCGCGTCGTCCTTTGGGTTGATGGACAGGGCAATCGGCCCCTGCCATTTCGCCACCGAATAGCGACCCGGCTCGGCTTGGAATTCTGCTGCTGACACAATGCCGTCAAAGAAATTCGACAGGATGCCGGCACGAATCACCGCCTCGTAAATTGGCTGACAGAAGGACGATGCAAACCATTCCTGAACGTCATGCAATTCCGGCCATGCGTCGTTGTCCGCCGATCGCTCAGAACTGAACGAACTGTTGCGATAGTCGCCGGTCAGTGTGGAGGACTTCACACCGGGGAATGCGCTGGCTGTTTGCCTCTGCAGGTGCTGCACGAATCCTTCGGGGTTCATGTTTGGCTGACTGGGTGACAGCAACTCAAACTTGCCGTCCTTCCCGACATTCAGCATCATACCCGGCTGAATCTTTGTGACCGTGTTTCCGTCTGCGTCCGTCAGGTCTGACCCGTCAATTGAGGACGTAACCGGAGTGACACCAGCGGCCAGCCCAACCCGTGCGGCTCCAGTCGGCTTGCTGTACGTCCCAACGATGCAGGCTGCCATTGCGGTAGCCTTCAAGACGTTGTAGTCCAGATCCTCGGTGTTGCGCGTTTTGACCAACGCGGCAGCAAACCACGGGATGCCTCGCAGTTGGTCGATGTCCTCCTCGCAAAACAAATGCCCGATCTGATCCACGGTGAACCGCCGAACGTTGCCCACCTGATTTGCAGACGCCCATGCCGGTTGAATGCGGACATGATACGCCACCCGCTCGCCGTCGGCGTTTAGCTCGATGCCCCGATAGATGCTGTGGCCTTCCGGGATGTCAGTGCGAACAATCTCGGATTCGTCGGCCAGCCTGCAGGCGTCGATCATCTGCAACGTCATCGGAATCGGCAGGTCATGCCGCCGACGTTTGGCCTCGTCAATCGGGACCAACCGATACAGCGTATCGCCGCTGAGAATCGTTGCCCGGAGTGCCAATTTCTGCAGTTGTGCGAAGGTGGAACCACCGCGTCCGGGCAATCCGCGTGAGTCAAAACCGCTCTGAATCCGCTGCCACAGTTCCTGTGCCTTTTCGCGGAACGCCACGTTTGGCGTGCCGTCGGCGTTCATTGCCAGTGACTCCGGCATCATGCCCCGCGCACCAACCACTTTTGACACGATCGTTCGTACGATCTTGCGGGCGGAAGGATTGTCGCGAAACAAATCCCACGATTGCGACCGCAGCGAATCCACCCGGCTGCCGGAAACCTGATTCTCTTTCGTCACAGGCTGCGCCAACGCATTTAGTCGCGTGACGTTTGCGGCTGCGTAGGGACCGCGTGGCGTGCCGGTCAGTTGGGCAATCTGCTGGAGCGATGCACGCGCAGCCATTCGCTGAAGTGCCAGCGAAGGCGACAGATACGAAATCAGCCGATCCAGTGCGTTCATATGGTCGCCTCCTGCATACTCAGGAGCGTGGCCATCCCGCCGGAACTGGTGCTGCCGTTGCTGATCTCGTCCATCAACTGCTGCCGGAATGCCTGCAGGTCCTTAAGCTGCGCCATGGCTTTAGCGCGACCGGCGACAGAATAGCTCTGTGCGGTCAGGCAATTCAGGATCGCCGCGTTGGTGGCGGCCAGTAAATCGTTGGCGTCCGTCATGGTGTGCAGTGTCCGGCATTTTGCACCACCACCGCACTACCAACACTACCAATTACCGCTGGCCGTCCAGAAATACCTGCCGTGACTCCACCACCACCGACGACAACACAACACGAACAGACCACGTATGCCCGCACGGCCCCAGCCCGTCGATGTTTCGCGACTTGCAGCACTTGTAATACCTGACGCTGCCCTGCGTCGAATAGGCGACACCATACCCGCCGCGACCGTTCCAGCACACTGGACAACGTCGATATGCCTCAATCTCTCGCTCAACGGGTGCCGCTGGCTCCTGCCGTGGCTTCGGTGTGGCCTGTTGTCCCTTGCGGTGCTTACTCATTCCAACTCCTGCCGTCCGGTCGTCTCTCGCCTGCATTCAACACCGCCCGTTTCGTTTTGACTTCACTCCGCCCCGGAAAACCGCCGTGTTCCTCGGCATAACACAATGCCAACGCCAAACCATACCGCAGCGCGTCGCGAAAGTCATTCGGAACGCCCTCATCTCGTTTCACCCAGAGTAGTTTTGCGTTCCCTCGGTTGTCCACTCGATCGCTGATCGTGGCGTTGCAAAGCTGCTCAAGAAATTCCATGTCCCTGTCAGCCCCCGCGCACAGCGTCAACGCTTCTGCGGTGCCCGGCTCGCGGTCGTCCAGTCGTGCCTGCAGGTCTGTTTCCCAGTAATCTGTTGCCACCGTCAGCAGCATTTGCCCCGCATGGTCTCCAGTCTCGACCGCATTCAGCTTGTGCGGCTTGCCTCCGAGATCATGGTTGGCACCCTTGCACGGCACAGCCCCGGCATGAAGGTTGCACCAGTCGTAGGTTTGTTTAGTCGCCCATCCTGAGTCTGCTGCGACCGCGTGAACCGTGATGTCATTGCCGCCGTCTGCGTGTTGATACGTTCGAGTCACTGCCTGCTGCCAGACTTCCTCCAGCGTCTGCGTCAGCCCGTAGTCGACCACGTGCGCCCGCCAGTCATTGCCATGTGCCAGCACAACATACAGCCGAAATCCGCCCTCCGCGGCCTGTTGGTCAATCGTGACCGTCACCAATCGGCCCCAATCCGGGACAACACCGCGGGGAATCTCAGTTTTCAGCCGTTGGCCGATCCGTTCTGGCGTCGTTTTTGTGCGTCGTGCCTCCCATGTTTCACCCTTGTCCTCGTTCACCCATTGCCTCAATTTCGTCGGATTTTTGCACTTTTGCACGAAATCCGCCGCGATTTGCCCCCAACCGTGGAACAAAGCATAGAAAACGCTGATCTGACACCCGTAATCAGATCCCCACCGCAGCGGCTCGCCACGCAGCCAAGACCGATCATCCGGGGGCAGGTCTCGTGCCTCAATCGCCCGCTCGTGATCGACCTCGCATCCGGCTGG